CGCCTATTAACCAGCGCAGTGATCGGTACCGGCGCCCCGCCGCTGGGCGTGTACGTCACCGTCTCGCCCAACTTGTCAAGCAGCGCGTCGGCACAGTGCGTATCCATTGCGTCCGAGAATGCACTCATATCCCACTACTTATCCGGGCCGGCCCGCGGCGCCACACCCGCGGGCCGGCCCACTCGAGGAGAACACGACCGCTTAGGTCGTGACGTTGTCGAAGAGTTGCAGGCAACCCGTGTACATGATCACCTCGTCGGTGTCCATGCGTGCACGGATAACGTCTGACCGCACCGTCTCGTCGCGGTACGACTCCATGGTCGCGCCAATGCTCGAACCGTCCGCGCCCCAATGGATCGTCCGGCCGAGGCCCGGCCTGCGAATGTCGGGACCGGTCGCGATACGCGCCACTGCGGCATATTCGTCGGACCAGATCGGCTCAATGCTGGCCGTCTGCTCGGCGTTGGCCGTGTCTTTCGCGCCACCCGCGACGATGATGTACGGCAGGTCGAACGCGTTTTGCAGTTCGGGAATGCCGATCTGTGCGGGCAGGACGGGTTGCGTATTCTTGACCTTGTCGACGATCTGCGCACAGTTGCGAAGGTTGCGGAACACGCGCCGGTTGATGATCAACGCGTTGGCCCATAGGCCCGTCGCTTCCCACATGGCTTTGACGCGACCCTCGACGTCCGTGATCGGCACGGCGTTGGTGGCGTCGTCCCATTCGTGGGTGATCGTGGTCGGCGTCCATGTGCTGGTGTTGAACACCGCCGCGGCTATGCGCTTTTCGTAGTTGCGCAGCACCACGTCACGCGCGCGCTGGGCCGAGATCAGTTCCGCGTCGAAATAGTCCGCGTACATTTCGGCTTCGCGGTCGTCGACGGGTTCCTCGGCACCGTGCTCGACGCACGCATAGGACGCGTCGTCGAATTCCCACCCCGCCCGGGCATAGCCCGATCCGGGTGAGCGCTGCGTTTCGCGGTGGGCAAGCAACGACTTGAGCGTCACCTTGCCATAGGTGCTCGCCTGTTTCGCGCTCTCGATCACCGGCAATACTTGCAGGCCGATGAACCCCTCGCGGTCGGCCTCGGCGTCGAATTCCTCGAGACTGCCACCGAGGTCGGGCCGCAGGGTTGCTAAACTCGTACTGGGGGAAGGCATTTTCTATTTCCTTTCCTGGAACAAAAAAGCCCCTTTCTCGCGGGGGTCACAAGAACACCGCGAAAAAGGGGCCGAGACTGCTACCACTCAGTGTGGGCCGTTCAACTTTCGGTTGTCCGGGTCAGCGCTTACTTGCTCACGTCGGCCAGGATCTTGATCTGTTCGATCACTGCGTTGATGTTTGCCGCAGCGTCGCCGGCGTCGGTGATCGCCACGCACAGCCGAATGCTCAGGATGTCACCCGACACGACGTTCGTCGGCGTCAAGGTGAAGTCGATGTTGGCCGGCGTCGCGCTGTTGATCGACTGCGCTGCGGTTGCGCAAATGTCCGTTGCCGGCGCGGCCTGGCGATATGCCACGGCGTCGAGCGTCGCTGTGTCGTCGGAAACGACCTGCATGCTCGCCTCACACCGCAACGTGAGCGTCTGCCCGTCGATGTACTCGGGCGGCACGGCAAACTCGAACCGGGCGTATGCCGTGACGGTCGTGCCGCCGGCATCCGCTGACTTGACCTGCGGGGCGTCCGCGCCGAGCGTGCCGAGAATGACCGCTAGGTCGTCATTGGCCGCCGCGCCGGGCAAGTCGGTCGCATACGCGTCCCACGTCTTGAGCCGGTCAAACGGGATCTGATATTCGGCGAGATCCTGCCGGCCGAGCACGTCCGGTACGATCACAACTTCGATCACGTCGCCGTCGTCGGTTGCGGCCTCATTTGCAACGCCTACCTTCACCGTGCCGGGTGTTGCGGTGACCTTGCCGCTCGCGTCGGCATACACAACGTTGCCCTTGGTGACGGCGCCGCTGGCAAGCATGACGTGCGTGCCTTCCTTGGTGACAAGCCGCACGGCGACCTGATCGTCGGCGGCGAGGGCGTCGTTGACAAGGGTGCCAATACCGTCCTCACTTGCGGCCGCGCACAGCGCAACCTCACCGTTGCTGTCCAGCCGCACGCGGGTATACCGGGACAGGGCCGCGCTCGCCTGGAAGTTCATAACTCCAGTATCCGTCCATTGCATTTTTCAAACTCCTTGTTTTTGGTGCACTCTGTCGCGCTGACTCTGTGCCTAGTGCTTCTACTGGACGCGGCGTCCGTGGGCCGCGTTGTGCTCGGCGAGATATGCCGCGTGTAGGTCCGGGTCGGACTTGTACGCGGCTTTGACCGCCTTCGCGTTGGTCAGGCCGCGCGCCTTACCCGCGGCAATGGCCTCGTTCCACCGATCCGTCGCGCTACCGGTGCCGGCGTCCTGGCCGCCGTCGCCGTCAATGCCGAGCGGTTCGACACCGCCCACGGCTTTGGCTGCCTCGGCTGCCGTCTTGGCTTCCTGGGCGTCGGTTCGCGCGGCTTCGAGTCGCTTGTTCTGCTCGGCGATCCACGCGTCGCGGGCCTGGTCGGCGGTGGCCTCGGCCTCGAGCTGTTGGCAAATAAAGGCCGGTTCCGCGCCACCGCACGCCTTGATGATCTCGTTGTACGTCGCCGCCTCGGCGACTTGGGCTCCTTGGTCGCTCATTGTGTCACCTCTCTGGTTGTCTGCTTTGGGTTCTGGTTTGGTATTTTCAACAACAATTTCTTCCACTGTGCCGTGAATAGGTTCCGACCAGGCCACACCATAGCGCGACCCGTCGCCGGCATTTCCTGCAAGTTCCTGCAATGCCTCGTCGAACGACTTCACGCCGTCAATAAAACCGAGCTTTGCTGCCTCGGACGCAATGTGCACGCGACCGTCCGCGAGTTCGCGTGCCTTTTCTGTGCTTATGCCGCGTCCATTTGCCACGGCAGAGACAAACTCGTCGCCTATGGTGTCAATGACCCTTTGGGCTTCTGCTAGATAGTCCCCGCCGATCTCGATGCCTGGCACAGTGCGCCCCTTGAAAGCGCCAGTACGAAGGACATGGACTTTGACGCCCATGTCCGCAGCTTGTTCCGAGAAGTCCTCGAGCACAGTGAAGACTCCAACAGACCCCACAAGAGCGGCGCTGTTTGCGTAAACTTTGGTTGCTTGTGACGCGATCCAATAGGCCGCGCTCGCCCCCATGTCTTCGATATAGGCATGGGTTGGTTTTACTTGGGCAGCCTTGGCCACGTCTTGGGCAAGATCCGGCGTCCCGGAAACGGTACCGCCAGGCGAGTCAATGCGAAGCATGATCGCGCCTATTTCGTCGGCCCGGGTTACTTGTCGCAATATGCGCCGGGCCTCGATGGAAGAGGTCCCGCCGAGCATGCTCGACCGGTACTTCATGATCGAGCCAGCAATGTCGATGATCGCCACGTTCTGCCATTGCGTGAGTTCCGGGCCGTCCCCATAGAGTTTGTCGTCCTTGGCCGCCCTCATATGTGCCGCCAAGTCCACAGTGTTGACGTGTTCATACAGTGCCCGGAACCGGCTTTCTTCCATAGCCCACACGCCGAAATACTGGTCTATATGCGGCACGTTCAGGGATCGAAGATCGGCAAAACTCTTCAGCATGACTACTCCTTCGGGGCCGTACCGGGCACCTGCGCGGGCCCGGGGTTGTTCTTGAATTCAAAGCCGATCAACTCCCGCCAATTGACGCTGGCCTCGGGGTTGGCCTTGTTGATCTCTGTGGCCGCGGCTATGGCCCGCTCGATCAATGCCTGGTTATCTTTGACGTTCTGCGCGTCCACCGCCTCGAGGTCGAGGCCCCGTTGCGCAAGGACGGCCCGGCGACTATTCAGGCCAGCCGAGACAATCTTGGTATCTGCCGTGGCGTCCTTGAGCGGCTCAATATAGGCCCATGCCGGCGGGTTCCAAGTGTGCCGGAAGACGTTGACGCCGCCCTTGTTGGCAACGCGGCGCATGGCCGGGTCCCCGGCAAGCCACTCCCGCACCTTGAATTGATACGTGGGCCGGTGCAACTTGTCGACCATGTATTTCTGAATTTTCCGAAACCCGATCCGGGCCTGGTCCATGGCCCCGCGCCAGCCTGAGAAGTTCGTTTCCCGCGGGTCGAGCAAGAG